ACCCGCAACCAATTTGTTCGAGGAACGTGCTCGAGCTATTGGTTTTGCTGATCCATATAGACAAGAGCGAGTAGCAGTCACTCCATTAAGTGGCTCCTCACTAACCAACCGCGGTTTTAAACCACTTTTGTGGCTTGAACATATGTTGGTGGCACTACGCACATTTCTCATGCCTAGTGTCGTCTATAATAGATGGAAGTTATATTGGTTTGGAGAGACGATTTCTTTTGAGGCTGAACGCTTGGGGGATGATTTGTTGAATGAGGTTGATGTAAATACTGCTGATGAACCTACTGAAACAAATCCATACCCTCATGTTGATGAAGCATATGAAAGAGTCAACCGATCAATGACTAAAAGAGATCGATTTCGATTTTGCACGCATCTTGCTGCTATGTGCAAAAATGAAGTCGCCGGTATATCAGTTTATACTGAAGCAAATAGGCTTGTAGCTCATAGATGGTTGCACAAGGCTATGGTAGAGCGAGGTATGCGCACAATGCACATTACGCAAATGCTCCCATTGGCTCTAGAGGCGGTATTCGTACCAAACCAATATGAGATTGAGGCTGCACAGCTTGCACAATCACGTGCTATACAACAACGTATAGAGGACTATAATCGCCCGAAGTACTCGCGAGAGCAACCGTGGTTTGGAAACTGGTTTGGGAGGCGCTCTAAGAGGCCCCCTCCAAGTCCTCGTTGATGTGGCCTTGTGCCATTACCTGGAAGAGATTGCCCCGTGTCTACAGCACCCGATCTAAGTTCCCTTCAGGTAAAAAGGTATAAGGGACAGCAACACAAACGTAAATCGACATTCTGTTTCACTGGCGTAGCCAGTGGAATAGATTACGGGGTTTACAACAATTCTATCAATGCCTTGGAGAGAGGAATAAAAGAGCGTGTACTCATGATAAATGTCAATGACTCATGGGTTCGTCCTTTTAGACCCTCGGAACAGGACTTTGCTTCATGTACAGGCTCATTTTCAAAGCGACTTAAGAAAAACGCTATGTTTACCAAACCGATGACAGCCGTTGCTTATGCAATGACATTCCGGTCTCGAAAACAAACCCGTTATCTGAAAGCTGCGGAACAAATTGAGCTCTTTGGTTTCCATGATAAATTTGCAGACTTATCGACCTTCATGAAGCATGAGAAATTGCTCTTTTCTACTCTTAGTAAGAGGAACAAAGACCCTGCTCCGCGTATCATCCAGCCTCGAGATGATCGCTACTTGGTAGAGACAGGCAGATACATTAAGCCTATAGAAAAATTAGTGTATAAAAATATCGATGACATCTATGGTTCTCCAACGGTGTTCAAGACTTACAATATGCAACAAAGAGGGAATTTACTCCATTCAAAATGGACTAAGTATCTAGACCCAGTTGCGCTAGGCGTTGATGCTAGCAAGTTTGATCGTCATGTCTCAAGCTCCGCTTTGAAGTGGGAAGCTGGAAACTACATGCACTACTATCCTGGTGATAAGTACTTGCAAAGACTTTTAAAATTGCAACGCAACAATACTGGTAGGGCTCGAGCAGCCGACGGGAGACTCAAGTACACCAACAAACATGGTCGTGCTTCTGGTGATAGTAATACATCCTGTGGAAATGTCTTGATAATGTGTGCAATCATGTATGGTTACTATGAAGCAAAGCAAGTTGTTGCTGACTTAGTGAACGACGGTGATGATTGCGTTATCATATGCGAAAGAAAAGACATGTACAAGTTCAATGATTTGCCAAGCTGGTTTGAGAGAGCCGGCTTTATAATTATCATTGAACCTCCCGTGTACGTGTTTGAGAAAATTGAATTTTGTCACTCGCAGCCTGTGTTTGATTGCGATGGTGGATATACCATGATCAGGACGCCTCGTGAGAGTATCAGCAAAGATGCTGTTGCTCTTAAGCCTCTTGACAATCCTAAGGTTAAGCGAATGTGGATGGCAGCAATTGGTGATGGTGGTCTAGCATTGACAGCTGGGATTCCTGTGTTGCAGGAATATTACAGCATGTACAAAAGAAGTTCCGACGGTGCTAAACCACTAACTGATCCAACTCTCGACGGTGGGTTCTTTAGACTCTCCACTGGTATGAAGAGGAAACCAGTTAAACCATCAGATTACACCCGGTATTCCTTTTGGCTCGCCTTCAATATCTCCCCTCAAGAGCAACTTGCACTTGAGGCGCATTATGCTAACCTAACACTGACTACCGGCGATATCAATGATAGGTTCACTCCTCTACCATATTGATATGTACCGGGATCACGAGAAGGAAAACTCGTTAACACCCGCTAATCACCGTATATGCGTAAATTGGGTTCCTACCAATCAT